AAATTGAAGAGGATGATTTGAAAATGTCTAAAAAAAATTAAAATAAGCTCTAATGTCTTACGTTTCATACAGTACTGTTCGTGCATTTTTGTCAAATGGAGATGAGCAAACCACAAATACAGGGGTTTGTAATGTACTGTACGCATCCAATTTTAACGCAAGCAATGCAACTCAATTAAAAAGAGTAAAAAGAATTGGTCAAGAGTTAGATTATTATATTCAAACTGGCCCCAAAAGCGCCTCAATATCCACAACGGTATTACCTGTAACTGGCGCGGGAGTTAATCAATTTACAGGATTTCTTGCACTCACTGGGGATTTTACAAGCGGATCTTTTATTCACGTTCCATCGTATAGATTTGATAAATGTTTTTTGAAAAGTATGAGTTTTTCGTTGGAGCCTTGGAAACCAATGTTTTTGGAAATGCAGTTTGATTCTTATGGTCTTGCAACAGGTAGCGGTATATATGTATATGATGGTCAGAGCGCTGAAACAGGAATAATTTCGCCATTGAGAAACATGACTATTAATTTATCTGGAATTAATTTTACTCAGCAAATTAATGAATACGAAAATTTAAATTTCAGTATTGAAATTGATAGAGCGCCTAATTTTGAAATAGGAAGCATTTACCCAACAAAAGTAAGTGTCAGCAAGATAACAAAGTCGTTGCAGATAAATGGAATATCAAATATTGATTGGCTTTCTGATTATCAACCAAATACAACAGTTTCTGGTTCAATAACAATGCCAGATGGAAATTCATTTTACATGTCTGGAGTCTTAAATTCGCAGGCAGTTTCGATTGATAGTAATGGTGTAGCAAAAGGAGGGCTACAGATAATCGAAGAGATGGTTTAGTATTTATGGCAAAAAAGCCCAAGAAAACAAAATCGGCATCTACGGAAGTAATTATTCCGCAGATGAAAACAGAAATAAAATTCAAAGAACGCAAATTCAAATTCACCGAAAAACAACAACAATTATTAAAGATCCTTTTAGGAGACGAGACCAAAATAGTCTTTATCGCTGGACCAGCGGGAACTTCAAAGACTTTTATGGCAGTTTACGCGGCACTTAACCTTATCAACCACAATGAAAAAGATATTATCTATATTAGAACAATCGCTGAAAGCGGCGAAAAATCTCTTGGCTCGCTGCCAGGAACAGTTGGCGAAAAGTTTCAGCCATATCTGCTCCCTCTTGAAGACAAAGTTCAAGAAATAATTGAACCTACTGACGCTCATCGTTTAAAAGACGAAGGTAGAATTTCTGCAACTCCCATTAACTTCCTTAGAGGTAGCACTTTAACAGATAAAATCGTAATCGCAGATGAAGTGCAAAATTTTACATTCAAGGAAATCACAACCCTACTTACTAGAATCGGGGATGGGAGTAAAATTTTCTTATGCGGCGATTTTATGCAATCAGACATCAAAGGTAAAAATGGATTTATCGACTTTTACAATTTATTTTCAGATGAAGATTCCCAACAACATGGTGTTTTCTCGTTTGAATTTACAGAAGAAGATATAAAGCGCAGTGAAATTTTAAAATTTATTGTCAGAAAGATTAGAGGTATTAATAATCAAGAAGATGTGCGGCGTAAGAGTTTTCCATTTGAACAATCAAATTAATCAATTGAAATTCAAAGATATGCGGCTACAATATTGGTAAAGCTAGAAAATCTCAGTGATAAACTTATAAATTAATATGGCAAGCGTTTTCTGTACAAATTGCGGGGCTAAACACGAATACAGTGGCTTTGCTCCTAATTTTTGCTCAAAATGCGGTTCTCCTATGAACGGCAAAGCTTCGCCACAAACGCAAAAAAAACCAAGCAGAAATGTAAATCAAGAAGATATTGAAGAGGAGTCTGAAGATAATACAAATATCGATGAACTTCCTGACATAGATAAGCTTGATGTGGAAATTGAAATTGAAGGTGGGTTTAAAACTTTTAATTTAGAAGAACTATCGCGTAACCCTCAAAGCGGACCAAGAAAATTTGCTCCTAAAAGAGTTGGTGGGATAGACAGCTTATCTCCCACCAAATATGGAAGCTCCAAAGCGAGAGAAGATTAAATACGAAGACAAGCAGGATGTTATAGATAAGATAATAGAGAAGCACAGATATATCTGGCAGCTTAAGGCGATTGCTTGGATGGATTATGAAGATGTCGCCCAAATAATTAGATTCCATATTTCTAAGAAATGGAAACTATGGAAACAAGATAGGCCGTTAGAGCCTTGGATTGCTAGAATTACCGTCAATCAGATCAAAAACATACTAAGAAATAATTATTCAAATTATGTTCGACCATGTTTGGGGTGCAAATATAATTTAGGTAATGAGCCTCCAGCGTGTTCTATAACTGCAAGTGGTAGACAATGCAACGAATGTCCGCTTTATAGAAAATGGGAGAAGACAAAAAAATCAGCATATGACGTAAAGCTTTCTGTCTCTATAGAAAATCATGCTGAATCAGTTAGGGAAATGAAAGATATAAGTTTCAATATCCTTGCTAGCGCAGCTAGACTTCACGAAGAAATGAAACATCGTTTGGCCCCCAAACAATATAAAGTTTACTCTAGATTGTATATTGATGGAGCAGATGAAGAAAAAGTAGCAGCGGAAATGGGATATAGAACAAACGAAAAAGGCAAAAAGGCAGGGTACAAACAAATCAAAAATCTAAAAAAGCTCTTTAAACAAGTAGCGACTAAAATTCTTCAAAACGAGGACATATTAGGTGGCAAATAATAAAATTAGCTTTAGTGAAGAGGATCGTCAAAAAATTATCGAACTTGCGAAAGAATTTCCTGATCTAAATACTATAACTCGAAAATTTTTTAATGATGAAGCTCTTGATGGAAGAACGAGGCAAGGAATTGCTATCAGATCTTTATTGGCCTCAAATAAAATTCAATATAAAACATCAAAATACGAAAAAGTAGGTGATTTACCACTGACTCCAGAACAAGAACAATTTATTGAAGATCAAGCAAAAAATGGTATTTCGGCTCTGAGAATAGCGGAGCTTCTTTTTCCAGATAGGCCGATATCAGCAATGGGTCTTGAACATAGAACTGTTGGCTCTTACATCAGAAATTCTGGTTGTGAAAATAACGCCACATCAGATGATGCGATGTTTGTTAAATATCAAACTCCACGTTCAATAGAACGTGTGATTAATCGAATCAACGAAGCCACTGGAGAAAAAATTGATAAAGATCGGTTAACAAGACAGCAAAAGGTTTGTGCAGAAAAACTCGCAATTAATTTACTAAATTCTCGTTTTCAAAAAATTATAAACTGTTACACTTCAGAAGAGGATAGAAATATTTTTGAACAAGAATTCATCCGCATGACTTGGGATAAACCAGATTTGACAGCGGATGAAGTTAATTTGTATATGAATGTTTGCAAAGAAATTATTAATTTAGAAACTACTTCTCGCCATTTGGACAAATTAAACAAAATGTTTGAGGAAACTCAAGAGCAAAATGAAATGAGTATTCGTTTAGCCGAAATTATTAAAGCTAAAAGCAGCGAATATCATCAGTGCGAAGGCAGAGTAGAAAGCTTAATTAAAAAATTACAAGGAGACAGAAGAGAAAGAATATCTTCTAAACATAAAGAGAATGCTTCTATTCTTTCTATTGTGCAACTTTTCCAAGATGAAGAAGAGCGAGCCAATATGATTAAAATTGCCGAAATGCAAAAATCTCTCGTTGCAGAAGAAGCAAAAAAAATGGAAAGTATGGTAGAATGGAAGGCGCGCATATTAGGAATATCATTAGATGATGCAGTCTGATAATACCAACTGTTGCAAAATATGCCACAGTTCCTTTCTTTCTGAGAGGAGCCTCCATGCACATTTAAAAAAGCATAAGATTGGCCTTAATGAATATTATCTCACTCATTATCCTAGAAAAAACCTTTTAACAGGAACTTATTTGCCTTTCAAAGACAAAGATTCTTATTTCGAAAAAGATTTCGAAAACAGAAGTCAGTTATTAAGATGGTGCGAAATAGAATCTTCCGAAACTGTAAAACAGCAAATCAAAAAAATGTTAGCTTACAGAATCAAAGCTAAAGATTTAAAATATGCTCCTTGTCATTTAGAATTGGAAACAAGTGAAATGCCGAGCATAGATATTTATAAAAAACATTTTGGTACTTATTCTAAAGTTTGCGACGAAGTTGGGATAGAACCTATGTTTAGGCGCAGTTTACCTAGAAAGTTTTACGAAGACTTCTCAAATGTAGAGATATTTGTAGATACAAGAGAACAGCAGCCTCTTTCTTTTCAAAAAGAAAGAAAAGTCAAACTAGACTTTGGCGACTATACTGCTAGTGGTTCAAATTATACAAAAACATTTGTAGACAGAAAATCTGAATCCGATTTTAAAGGAACTTTAGTTGGTGAAAATTTAGATAGATTTAGGCGCGAACTGCAAAGATGCAAAGACATGGAGTGTTATCT